AACTTAATATGAAGAGAGGTGTGCTTACACACACTGTAGTTATGACTAACATATAAATAACTACGAATACACCTCTTATCATTTTTTATGTTAAATAAAATTTCTTCTATTCTTTCCATCGTATCGTTTGTAATCAGTATTTCAACTCTTGGTGGAGCCTATGCAGGTTATCGTTACATAACCAGTCCAAATTTTGAAAAGATGATGATGGAGAAGGTTATGGGTAAAGTATCAGGACTTATGCCAAAAGCTTTAGACAAGGCAATGCCTAACAGCACTGGTATTTCAATACCTTTTGGTAAATGAACTGTTGGCACTGTAATACAGAATTAATCTGGGGCGGAGATCATAGTGTTGATAAAGACTGCTTTCCACATCTACAGGATCAATATACGATGGTGACAAACCTTTCCTGTCCTAAATGTCATACAGATGTAGAGGTTTATTTACCAACCTATGCCAACGATTAAAGTACCAATTATGAAATTATGACGGTATTAAAAAGGACACCTAACCGTTTAAGAACACGTTTTATAGCAGTTTCAGCATTAATAATATCAATAATTACTTTTGGATCTGGCTTTATTGTTTTTTTGTATATGAAAAGTCCAGCTTTTGAGCATCAGCTTCTTGGACAGGTAATGAAACACATCATCCTATGCCCACAATTAAAGTACCAAAAATAAAAATACCATCTGTAGATATACCTTCTGTACCTTTCGTTACTGAGCATGTTCTAACAGGTGTGTTGCCTGCTTGTAATCTTGTTGATAGAGATCTGAAAATAACACAGAATCCAACTATAGTTTTTTATAACAGGAAACAGGAAGTTACTTGTCCACAGACACCTATAACCAATACTGCACCTGTTGAAGAAGAGCAGGAGAAAACTACTGCACCAAAAGCGGAAAGACAGAAGATCAGGTCTATTGTTTACGATCCACAAGACCCGATAGAGACAGAAGCTATTGAGAATAATGATGAGACATCAGCTTTTAAAAGTGTTTATATACCACCAATAAATGTAAAGAAAAAGACTGCTGAAGAGTTATACACCCCATGCCCACCTAAAAACGCACCATATAGAAAGGGAGATTGGCGTAATGAGTTAAGGCTGGAGAGACTGCTAAAATATGAGCGTGGGTTATTGGACGGTTCTTGCAATGCGGTATGGGAAGAAGTACCTTGGGTCGATCAATTTATCCCAACTGCTAGTGTTACTGTGTCTACTGCTCTTATTGCAAGTGTGGCTGCAATTGTTCCTATCCTTCTCTCGATTGTAAAGCCATTGACCAAGCAAGTTATAAAACGTATTAGTAATTTGTTTAAGAAAAAAAATAAGTAATCCAGTTCTTAATCGTGGAACTGGCAAGCGATTGGTTTAAGTTGATTCGAGCTAAGGCGTATCAAATTGATGAAAGGTGATGTGAAATAAGTCAAAACGAAATTCATTGTAATCACCTCGCATACTTATTCAGTAATAGAGGTGTTAAGACACTTTTAATCGTGAAGTGTGAACGATTGAAGTGAGAAGAACTAAGCTACATAGCACTAAGCGGTCAGGCATGGAGGTAAGTGGTCAGGAATCACATGGAGCCACGATGCATTCGTCGAAGCGATTTTCACCTCCCAGACGATTAAATCCTAGAGGTGTTAAAAAGGTTTAACGTAAGACCTTAAACGATAGATTTGAGAAGAATCACATCGATTCGAATCGTATAACACAGTAAAGAGCTACAAAGAGTTACAGCGGAATCACTCCGCAAACCTGTTAAGTCATAGAAGTGTTAAGGACAGTTTTAATCGTAAACTGACAACGATAGTTTTGAGGAGAAGAAAGTGGAGGTGGAGAGAAGCAAAATGCAAGAGAACGAATTGAGATGAAAAGAAGAGAGACAAATAGATGGGGAAAGCATCATTTTCATCTCGCAAACCTATTAAGTTATAGAGATGTTAAAAAGGGTTTATCGTAACACCCATAACGATTGAAGTGAGGCAAGTAGAAAGGCACCAAAACGAGTGACAAAAAGCAGCATGAAAAAGTTGAGAGTTGATCGACAGCGAGCCACAGAGAGTTACGGCTAGTCGAAAAGAAACGTAGTCACCTCTTTGGTTCTTGCACCTACAAGAGATGTTAAGGAGAGTTTATCGTAAGACTCACAACGATGGTTTTGATCAGAATAAAAACGAACCACGATGAAAAACGCTGCGGAAAAGCGAGCCAAACCAAATCGAACTGAGTAATCATCTTGTCAACCTGTTAAGTCTCAAAGATGTTGAGAAGGGTTTAACGTAACACCCATAACGATTGCAAGAAGCCGAAGTACAATGAGCCACACAGAGTCAAAGCGAGCGAAAGCGAGCTGATGCGAAACGATTAAAGTCGAAGGGCGCTGCTAAGAAGATTTCTTAAACTCTGTCTTTTCAATCAGAGATTTAGGTAATCTTTCTCCTTTTCTTTGCAACTGCAATGATTCTTTTCTAGCACCATCCGCAGCAGCAGCGATAAAAGCATGATGAATTTGCTTGGTTTCTAAATCACGTTTTTTCGCTTTGTCCAGATTAGTTTGATCAACATGAGTAAACATTCTTCTTGTCTGTTTACGATGTTTTCTAATACCAGAGTTTGCCTGTGCTGCCAG